TCAATCGGGAAATCACTGATTCGCATTTCCTTGATATAGGTCACATCATACGTGGAAAGAACCGCCGTACTGTCACTGCTGGCCCCGAGCGCATTTCCCAGCACATTCGTTGTCGAAGTTGTTCCCGCAAACGATGAAGATGTCGTGACCGACGGAAAGATTCCCCACTGCGGAGAGGATTGCAGCGAGTTCGTGAGCGCCTCTGTCGTCGCTCCAAGCGGTATTGTTGCGCTTGCATCTTCGGGGGGAATAGAAGCGTTCACGCGCGGGACCGAGGGCACGCCTGAGACCATTGGAACATCGGGATAGGGGATAATAGGCATTTAGTTCAACCCCGAATTCGCCTGGCTTGCGAACTGCCATTCGAGCGATTGTTTCATATCTTTTGCGATTCCCGGCGCGTCAGTCGCGGCAGTGTAGACCTTGACTTCCCCGATTTGCACGCTGCTGCTTTGGCTCGATGATGCGTTTGCCGGGTTGCGGAGATAGCTCATCAAGCCAGCGGTATAATTTCCCGCGCCAGCAACGCCCATCAGCGATTGAGCGTACGCCCCACGCGCCGAAGCCTCTCCTGAAGCATCCGCAGGCCGCAAGTATAAGCGCGACACGATGCTGGCCGCATCAGCAGCGTTCGTGGCCCCGCGCAGTTGGTTGCCAGCTTTTTTCTCGGGTCCGACCGTAAGCTCCCAATTTACGAAAGCCATCTGCTCTTCTCGGCTGGCATCAAGCAAGTCTTTTCCAAACACCCGCTTGAATGTAGCCTGCCGGTCAGGATGCCATTGTGCAAGCCCTACAGCCTGCCCATGGTCGCCAAGAGCGTTTGTATTCCCCTGGCTCTCCCTCATCAAGTTCGCTGCGATGCCAGCGGATTGCTCAGGAGTCCATCCGAGTTTCTGAAAGAACTCCTGCATTTGTTTGGCAGAGAGGTTCTTCCCGCGAATCCCCAAAACGTTCCCAATAGCCTGAATTCCAGCCGTAAAATCATCAGAGAACTTGTGCCCCGTCACTCGCTCATACCAGCGCGTGTACGCTTCGTAGAGGCCGACAAGACCATTCTTCAGAGCTTCCATGGCTCCGAGCGCAAACTTGATTCCCGGCTCCCACTTGCCCCAATCAATCAGCGAATCCCCGCCACGCTTCCACGTCTCGTAATCTTGCCACAACAAAGCAATAGCAGCCGCGAGTCCGATGATCGCCAGAACAGTAAGATTGATAGGCATCGCCGCCAAAGCGAGTGCGCCCAGGCCAACCGTAACCAGTTTCAGAAACATTACTACCGATTCCTGATTTGCGCGTACCCAGTTCCCGAAAGAAAGCAGCAAGGCGAGTATTTTCTCAATAGCCGGTGCAGCCTGTTGCAATAGATCGCGACCGAACGCTGCGAATGTCTGCTTTACCTGCTCGATGGACTTCTTGAGCTTGACAGCCTCTTCCGCCTGCTTTGCGGTGACCGCATTCGATTCCTTTTGGCGGCGCAAGGTCAGTTCCAACTCTTTACGGCCAGTGAGCAGGAGATTCATGGTCCCCTGGTCAATGCCCATCATCTGGCCCATATTGTTGGCTGTGGCGCGTCCCTTGATCCTCACAATGCGCTCAAAAGCATCAGCCATGCCCAACAGCAATTGATCTGGCTTCTGCGAGGTCAATGCTCCCGTTCCCATGCCGAGCGCAGAGAGAAACGGAATCAGGCCGGATTGACCCGTCAAAGTGAATTCGGTCTGCGCCTTGGAGAGCATCGCCAGCGTGCCCTGTACGCCCGAGGCGCTCCCGCCGATCTGTTCCGCTGCCTGCGACCATGCCGAGATCGTAGAAACGCCCACGCCGAGGTTCTGCGATAGGCGCTGAAGCTGAGAATTCGATTCTGCAAGGTCAACGATGAACGTCTTGATTGCGGCAGTTCCGCCAATGACAGCGAGGAACTTCATGGCGCTTCCGGCCATGTCAGTCAAGCCCTTGTTTACCTCTTTGGTACTCTTTGATATGTTTTTGTTTTCGTTGTCTACATCTTTGAGTTTACGAGTGATCGCAGGTATTTTGGCCGTCGCATTGTCTTGGATGCCGAGTGTGACGAGCAACGAATCGATGATGGTCGGCATGATTACTCCTGCGATGCGTTGTAGTCGTCCACAGCCACTATCTCCAACATGTCGTAAGCATCCTGCACCCCGTAGATCGTGTCCAGTTCATGCAATGTCGCCACACGCCGGGAAATCAGGACCGCAATCACTTTTGGGACGTTCTGGTATTGGGCCGGTTCATGCTTGCCGCCGCCGACTTGATTCCGGTGGAGAATGAGGGCGCGACGGCTTGCAAAAAATCCATGTGCAGCTTCCACACCTCCACTCTCAACTTGAACCGCGTCAGAATCTCTTCGATGTCGCTTTCCACAAGCGCCCGCACAACTTGAGGCTTGGCCGGGTTGGGGATGATCTGCACGCACTGAAGCATCTCTTCGAGGAGCGGCTCAGCAACTTCCCACTTCAGGCCCGCGATAGCCTTGAGTCCAAGCTCTGCGAGTCCAGCCATGCCCATATCGGCGAAGTTCTCAGGTAGATTGGTATTCGACCCCATGAGAGCGAGAAGGACGCGCGTAGCCCATGACTCGGCTCGGGAAGCTGGCATTTCAGTGAGAAGAAATACCTTTCCCTTATCGCGCCCTTCATCTTCGACAGTCCACTGTGCGATTTTGCGTGCCATGATTTCCTCTTGCTACGCGAGGCTCGGTACGAGCTTTTCCCAGATGATGATGAAGTTTTGCGCCTGCAACGTCTTGGACGCATCGGGAATGACAGCGGCAGTGTCCAGCACTCCGTTGGTTCCCGTGTAGACCTTGCCAGTCGCCGGGACTGAAATCGTTCCGCTGATCCGATACACTTCCCGCGCTTGGCGGGTCGCGTTGGTGATCGCCTCGAAAATATCGATTCCCAATGAATCAGCCTGGAGCGAGACGGTGAACGGAACTGGATTCGGAACGTATCCAGCCGACAGATGCCCGTCCACCCCCATCATTGTTTCGGCCAGCTTCACAGCCTCGGCAGACCATACCTTATCGGTAGAATAGCCGGAGAACTGCTGCGGAGAGCCATACAATCCCGGAACCGTGATTGTCATAACGACATTTGCGCTAGTGATTGACCTTGCCATTGTTTCCTCTCCCTACATCACATCTACAGATTGAAGTGTGAGCTTCTGGACTGCCCCGCCGTCAGTAAACCAGAAATTCTGAATCGGAGTACCGCGTACAGCGCGAATCTCTGGCCCTGGGTCAAGAATCTGCAAGTACCATCCCTGCGTCGAAATGGCGGATGCAACCGGCTGACCTGCGGCCATGTTGATCTCTGCAATCTCCGCAGCCGACAGCGTTACTCCGGCCTTGATTGCTCCGAAGTTGATTGCGGCATTGATCGTGTCCAACTTCGATGCCCGGAGCAGGCCGTATCCAGTTTCATCGTATGGAACACTTCCGACTTGCGTCAGAAGATTCATGTCCGCAACCTGGAACTGATCGCACAGCCAGATCGAATTGATGAACGGGTCGATCCACTTCCACACTCCGGGAACTTGCCCTGGAGCGAAGAAGGACCACTGATTTGCCTTGCTGGCCCACGTTCCGTAGAAGTTGTACCCGTTGGCGACAAGATTAGTCTTCAGTTGGAGGTTATCTACTCCGACCGTCAGACCCGCTTGAGACTTGAACATGAACGTTACGCGACCATTTGCCTGGCTGAAATTTACCGAGGCAATCGAGCCAAGCAAAAACGCCGCATGAGTAAGCAGCAATTGCGCCAGCGTCATGCCCGCGTTGTAGGCAAGATTTGGGTCACCTGAAATGCAGCATCCACCGTTGTATACGGCCACTGTGGCAAGATAGCCGAAGCAGGTAGTCGAACCCTGGATGAGGGCCTGTGCGTCGGTATCCCATCCGGCATACTCGTACGGGTTGTATTCTTGCGCGTTGCTCCATGCAAAGAACGCCATCTTGTCAGCGGTGATCGGTTCCCACATTGTCGTGAATCCGCAGAAGTTCTGCGTGATAGCGACGACATTGTTCATTGCACTCGTCGGTGTATCGGCAACCGCGCCCGCCGAGACAATCGCACCCGTCGCTGAGGTAAAGCCAAGAGACGCGGCCAGCGTGCCCGTAGCGAACGCGGCGCTTGACGCCAGACCCGTGATGCCGGAAGTGATGATGAACGCGCTCTGCGTGCTGCTCCACGTCACCGTGACGGCAGTAGCATCGCCGGTCATAGATTCAGGCGTGGAAACTGCTGCCGAGGTCGCGGAGAGGGAATACGTTCCAGCGCCGCCTGGTACTGTTCCGGTAAGCTGACCCGTGATAACCGGAGAATTGGTCACACCGCTTCCAACGATAGTCTGGC